AGCGTGAGCTTGAGAAGGAGAAGGTGAAGTTTCGGGACGAGCGAAATGAGTACAATAAGATTGTGCGAGAAGAAGCCCGCCGTGAAAGTTATAAGGAACAGGTGCTTCGTGCCATTGCAGAGTTTGAATGCAAACCGCTTCAGTATATTCCGAGTAATGATGAATTTGAGCATAAAGATTGTTCTATGGTAATTTCATTTACGGATGTACACACAGGCATCGATATTAACTCTCCTATTAATGTATTTAATGAAGACGTGCTGTGGTACAGAATTACAGAGTATATCGATAAGATTCGAGAGATTCAGCACAGGCATTGTGCGACATATGGCTATGTTGTTCTTTCTGAATTAATCAGTGGACTTATTCATACGACTCTGCGCATTGAAAATAATCAGAATCTTATCCAACAGTTTTTGACTGTGACCAGATATCTTGCCGATTTCTTAGTTGAGATGGATAAGTTATTTGAGGAGACGTATGTGGTCATGGCGCCTGGTAACCATAGCAGGATTTCACCGAAGCCTGAAGATTCTCTGCGTGGTGAGAATATGGACATTCTGGCTATGCCATATCTTAAGGCTGTACTACAAAATTATAAACATATTCATTTCATTGATAATAAGTATGATGAGTATGTCGCAATCTTCGGTGTTGAAGATAAAGTGGCTATGGCTGTGCATGGAGATAAAGATAATTTATCTGATGTTGTACAGAAACTTACTATGTATACTGGGCGGAAGCCCGACTTCGTATTTATGGGACATCGGCATACAAATGCCATGTCTACAGTGTACGATACAAAGGTTATCCAGTCTGGAACAATTGCTTCCACGGATAACTTTGCTATGAATTTAAAACTTAAAAACAAACCAGAACAGACTGTTTGTATTATCAACAAAGATGGGCTGGATTGTTTATATGATATAAAACTTGTTTAGGATTAAAAGGAGAAATGTATTATGAGAACAAAGGATTTTATTAGAGAGATTGCAAATAGGTCTGATCTTACAATTGCTGATAGCGGAAAGTTTTATGAGGCACTCTGCGACATTCTTGAAGATAGAATTGTTGCCGGTGAGGATGTAGTTTTCCGTGGACTTTTTACTATTATGGTAAAGGATACGCCAGCCCGCACTGTAAAGTGTGGTTTTGACGGTAAGGTTCATGATATTCCGGCAAGAAAGACTGTTACTTATAAGACAAGCCCGACTCTGAAGAAGAAGCTTATCGCTGAGTAAGGCGGTGATGAGTATGGCAGACAAGTGGGTGTTTAAGGATATCGAGGATCTTTGCAGGAATGTTGTTTGGCTTTCTAGGGTTATGCGTGGGCAGTCTGTGACTGTGCTTGGCACTTTTGAAGAACTGTATCCTATTGTTAATTATATTCTGAAGAATACGGATTATGAACTTTTTGATGTAGATTTTCGCAGTGGGGAAATTGACGGATATAATCTTGAATATGCCATGACCCTTGATGATGAAGGTTATATGTGGATTGAAAAGGCTATCCGAGTAAAAGAGGATGGCACAAAGTCACTGGTTTATTTTGATAATCTCGTATTTGCTTATACCGATGTAGACAAAGAACTTATAAAAGAAAATAAGGCTCTTCTGTTTGATGTCGATGACGGTGAAGATGAGCCAAAATATGAACATCTCTCTGGACTTAAATTCAATAAGCCAGAGATTTTTACTTTTACTGTAAAAGATATTGATAAAGCTCTTGGGAAACTTTTTGATATTTAATATAAAGTGAATGTTTATGGGAAGAGATGCACAGCTGCGCTCTTCCCTATTTTTTTATCTTCCGCTGCTATCTTATTAATGCGGTAGAGACTACTAGGATTAATGGGATAGATACTATTGTTTAGAAGGGCGGAGGTGTTTTTATGGGAGAAATTGAGAGTTTATTCCGTATCGATTATGTTCGATTGATTATGGATATATTTATCATTCTTGTAGGTATTGTAACCGTAGGAAATATTGTTGGGAAAGTTTCTGAGATTGTCGGTAAACCTGTCGGCTGGGTCAGACGGCGCAGTGAGGATCATGAAATGATTATGAAGACTGCGGCGGATTTAGATGATTTTAAAGATAAGTATGTTAACCGTGGATTAAAACTTGAGGATGATGTTGCTCATCTGAAGGAATTTCAAGAGGAATTGAAGGATACTCTTAAATTAATGTCCGATAGAGATGATAAGTTGGCCAAGGAGATAAATGCTTTGGTAATTGCCAACAGAGAGACGCTTGGTGACAGGATCGATGAAAGATTCAGATATTATTTTTCAATTGGCGGAATCCCCGGCGATGAATATGAAGGTTTTGTATCACTGCATGATGCTTATAAATTAGTAGGCGGGAATCATGTTCGTGATGAGAAATATAATTATGCAATGAAAAATTTCCCCATTCTCAAGAAAGGTTACGGAAACGAGGCGGATGAATAATGACTTGGGATGAGGAAAAGAGGTTTCTAGAAGATAGAAATCATTGTTTAACAGAAATAGATTTTGAGATATTTATGTACGATACAATGTCTAGAATAGTGACAAATATAGATGAAGGTGATTATTGCAGAGTATCTGTAGTCACTAAAAACGGGACAGGATGGAATTTTAGAGTGAAAAAGAATTCATGAGGAGCTGATAGAAATGGCTATATTAAAAACTCCTCTTTCTAAGTCTGAGATTAATAGGATTAAGTTGCCAGACCTCAAGAAGGAGTACACCTCATTATCAGATATATATGGGAAGATAGTTAATAATGAATATATATATTGTCCGATTTGTGGAGAGTGGCAATCTGCAAAGATAAATTTTTACACTTCGCAATTTTCTGAGGACGGGTATAACCATTATGGATGCAAGTCTTGTATTTTGAAAGAAGCGACCGATGTTAATAAGGATGGCGTTTTTGTAGATAATAAAAATAAGACAAAGGCTGTATTGATGAAACTAGACCTTCCTTTTATAGAGAGTCTTTATGATGACCTTTATGATAAGGTTGATAAGACTGGATTCGTAGATAAGCGTGGAGGCACTGTTGCATTTCCCGCTTATATTACAATAATTAAGTCTCTTCCTAATTATAGTAAACTGCAATGGAAGGACTCAAAATTTGATGATACGAGTGAGCGTATCGATCTCCTGCCGACTAAGGAAGTCAGAAAAGGAATTATTAAACTTTTCGGTGATGGACTTACAACGCAGGATTATTTATTTTTACAAGACCAATATGATGATTGGAAAGCCAGAACGCAAGTGGATACGAAGTCGCAGGAAACATATATCGTTAATATCTGTATGATTCAGCTTCAAATACATAATGCGCAGAAAGCTGGCAAGGACACATCGAAACTGTTAGATACTCTTAATAAACTGATGGATGCTGCAAGGCTTCAGCCAAAGCAGAATGTTGGGAATTCTTCCACTGATGATTTGACATTTGGTCAACTGATTGAAAAGTGGGAGCAGGAAAAACCGATTCCAGAACCAGAGGAACAGTTTAAGGATGTGGATGGGATTGGCAAGTATATCAGGGTTTGGTTTGCCGGGCATCTTGCTAAGGCTCTTGGATTAAAGGGCGGGCGCACCGAGGAATATGAACAGGAAATCAAGAAATATACTGTTGAGAAGCCACAGGCGCAGGATGGCGAGGCTAGTTCCGATGAATTGTATCAGGCTCTATTTGGTAGTGACGGTGATGAGTGATGGCTCGTGGTAAAAAACTCAGCGATGCTCAGTTAAAGAAAGATGCCACAGCGAGGCTGATGGCGACTGTCGCTTGGAGAGCCGGATATTATCGTGCTAATCCACAAAGATTTTGTAGTGAAGTTTTAAATCTTCATTTGAAATTATTTCAGAAGATATTGATTTATATGATGATGTGCAGCGATTGCTTTATGTTCCTCGCTAGTAGAGGCCTCGGAAAGACCTATCTTGTGGCCTTGTATTGTTGTGTACGCTGCATATTGTATCCAGGTTCAAAGATTGTTGTAACATCTGCGACCTATAAACAAGCACGAGAAGTTGTGCTAAAAATAACGGATGACTTTATGAAGAAGTCTTCTATCCTATGTAGTGAGATAGAGAAAACGAGTACTGGACAAAATGACACGTATGTCATGTTCAAAAATGGATCATGGATGAGAGTATATGTTGCCACGGAGAATAGCCGTGGCGCAAGAGCAAATTGTCTGATTGTGGATGAGTCCAGACTTATCCCTCAGAAGATTATCGACACGATTTTTGTACCGATGCTTTCCTCTCCGAGGCAGCCTGGTTATCTTGATAAGCCTGAATATAAGCATCTCCAAGAGATGAATCAACAGTTTTATCTGTCTTCTGCATATTATCAGTCTTCTGAATTATATGATAAAGCAAAGGCGTATACTGCCAATTTCTTTAATGAAAAATTAAATTACTTTATTTGTGATTTACCATATCAATTAAGTATATATGAAGGATTGCTCATGCGACAAGGTATAGAAAATGAGATGAGCGAGGCGACATTCTCGGATATTTCATTTGCGATGGAGCGTGAGGGATTGTTCTGGGGCGCTGGCGAGGATGCATTTTTCTCGTTTAATGACCTCGATAAATCCAGAGTGTTAAAGGATAGTTTCAAAGATTTACAGTACTATGCTGCGACAAAGACAAAATTACCGGATAAGAAGCCCGGTGAAATCCGCATAGAATCTGTCGATATTGCCTTGTTGGCAAGTCGGAAACATGACAATGATGCTTCGGCGATTTTGATTGGTAGTGCTATGCCGACATCTTCTAATAATTATATCTGTAATCTGAATTATATTGAGACCGAGGAAGGTCTCCGAACAGAGGAACTTGGCATGAAGGTTATGCGATATTATTATCAGTACGATGTGGATTATATTGCACTCGATGCTAATGGTATCGGACAGGCGGTATTGGATTATTTGATGGACGACCATTATGATACAGAGTACGGCATTACATATCGTGCGTTGAATTGTTGTAATAATGACGACCTTGCGATTCGTTGTCGTGTTAAGAATGCGCCGAAGGTAATATACGCTATTAAGGCTAATGCGAAGTCTAATAATGATATGGCATTAGCTCTTAGGTCTGGTCTTCAGAATGGTTATATTAATCTTCTATCTCATGATGCTGATATTGAAGATTATCTTGCGGAGACCATTAAAGGTTATAGTAAGCTTAGTGAATTGCAGAAAGCTAAACTAAAGCTTCCTTATATACAAACAACATTCTTGATTGATGAAATGATAAATCTCGACCACGACATTTCAAACGGATTGGTTAAGATTCGTGAGAAGTCGGGATCTAGAAAGGATAGATTCAGTAGCTTTGAGTATATGTATTATGTGGTCACTGAATTATCTAAGAAATTAAAACCAAAAGAAGAAGTGAGTACAGCTGATTATATGAAGATTTTTAAGATTAGAAGAACACCGAAGCGTGTGAGTATTTTTGGATAAAGGGGGTGTGTGTGGTTGGCGAATAATAAACCTAAGATTTATACGAAAAATGAGGATACAGAAAAGCTTCAGAATTTCACTAAAAGAAACTCTGCACTGAATATTACATTTAAGAAGCTGAATGAGATTTTAGAGCGGGATGTTCGTAGGACGACAAACAGGTCTTATACCCAGTATGCTAAGGAAAACATTATCCAGTATTTACAGAATCCTGCAAATAACTTAGATAATATTCGCGAGGTGTCCAGATTCTTAGAGAGATACTCTATGATTTATCGAATCCTTATGACGTATTATGCCGTGTCACCCCTCTATTTTTATAATTTAACGGAGACAAGCGATATCTCTAAAAGTATTGAAAAGAGAAAGTTGACAAAGTCGTATAACAAGGTTGCCAAAATCATGCATGGATTTGATATCAAGGAGAATTTTTCCAATGCTATTTATAACACCGTCAGAGATGGCATGTATGTAGGATACACATATACTGATGGAGAGCATACATTTTTAATGCCACTTGATATTCGGTATTGTAGGATTTATGGTAAAACTTCTTCCGGGCAATGGATTGTTTATTTTGATGCTACATATTTTTCTGGTTCTAATAGCATCTTTGTAGAAGGTATTGACGGCGACACTACGGGCTGTTGGGATCAGGTATTTATTGATGGATATAATGAATATCTGAAAGACCGAAGGAATAAGCAATGGTTTAGGCTTACCCCAGAAAAGACATTCTGCATGATTGCGGGCTTAGATAATGAGTTTACAACTCCCCTCCCCTATTTTGCCGGATTATTTATTAGCTTGGTTGACCTTAGCGACCTTGAACAGATTGTTCAGGCAAAGTCTGAACTTGATAATTATAAGTTGATTATTAGTAAGATTCCTCTAATGAATAATTCTGAGAATGTCGATGACTTTGCAATCAACCTTGAGCTTGCACAGGCTATGCAGGAAGATATTGATAATAATACTCCTGATCTCGTTGGTACAGCTGTAGCACCGTTCCAGGATTTTGAGATTGTAGATTTTGACCATAGTGATACGGCGACTTCTACTGATAAGCTTGCAAATAGTATCAGTAATCTGTTTAACAATGCCGGTGCTTCCCAGCTTGTTGTAGCCGGTGGTTCGAGTACAAACTCTGTTGGTTTGAAACATGCTATTCAAAATGATATGTCCAAGATGTGGGTCTTCATGAACAGGATTCAGTCTTGGCTTAATTTTTATATAGAAGAAAATATCGCAAAGAATTTCATTTTTACTTTCCACCGAATCACTTGGTATAACGAGGAAGAGTATCAGAATAGTATCAAGGATGTATTGGTATTTGGTGGTTCGTTGATGGATTATCTTACTTGTAAAGGCAAGACGCCTTATGAAGCAGTCCAGCAGCTGTTCTTTGAAGATGCTATTGGACTGAAAGATTTAATGAAACCATTACAAACTTCGTATACTGTATCTAATAAGGATACGCAGACTGGCAGACCTAAGAAAGATCCAGATGATTTAACTGAGGAAGGCGCTGACACTGCGGATACTGGTAAAAATGAAACTACAAAAATCAATAGCTGAGGTGATGCGTGATGGAATATCCTTTTATTAAAACAGATGATGAGGAAACGGCGAAGAAGTTACTTGAGATTGGTCTTGAACTGATTGACCACACGGGAACTATGTATACTTTTGTTAATTCGCCGGAACATTACGACAAACATGCTGATTATAAGAATGTTCAATATTCTAATATATTGACAGTTTGATATAACGCCGTGGCGTTATTTTTTTATATAGGAAGGAGGAATGGACAAAAATGGATTTTTTAACACTAGAGGATTTATATGAAGCTGTGAAGAACAGAAAGCGTTCTTTTAAGTTTGATGCTTCACAAAATGGCAAACCTCTTGTCGTTCATTCTTTTGGTAAGTTGAATTTCGAGGAGAATAATGAGGAAGCCGGTCTGACTAAGGTTCGTTTTGAGAATGCTGCTAATACTGGCGAGAATCTCAATAAGTCCTATATTGATGTTGAAGTTATGAAAAATAAGCTAATGCCGACATTTAAGAATAGACCAATCCTTGGTTATATCCATGAAGTTGATGGTGAGCCACAGTTTTATACTCATAATATGCATCTCGAAGATGATGAGATCGTGTACGATGAAATTACTGTTGGTATTGTCCCAGAATCCAATAATGCGGAACTTACTTATAACGCCAAGGATGATAATTATATCCTTCAGATGGATGGATATATCTTTGATAACTACACAAAGGCGGCGGAGATTCTTGAGCGTGACAAGGAATGTACTGTCAGCGTGGAAATCGCTGTTACAGACATGTCTTTTAATGCCAAGGATAAAGTTCTCAATATTAATGATGGATTTTTCAGTGGGATTACTTTGCTCGGCGTAGATCCGGAGGGTAATAAGATTGCTCCCGGCATGAAAGGCGCACATGCAAAGCTCGCCGACTTTGAGAAGGATGTGACTTACTCGCTTGCTCCAGACAGCGAACTGTCTGTTGCTATAGATAAATTGAAAGAAGCAATTTCAGTTTTTGACAGTTTAAAGAATGGAGAGGAGGTTAAGGAAGATATGGAAATGAATGAGAATGTAGAAATCGCTGAAGAGGAAGTCGTGGAAGAGACTGTGGAAGAGACTGTGGAAGAAACTGTTGAGGAGTCTGCTGAGGAAACTATTGAAGAATCTGAAGAGTCTGCCGATACTGAGAACTTTGATGGTGATTCTGATGGTGGTGATGCTACTGGCGGAGATAATACTGCCGGAGATAATACCGATGAAGGAAGTGCTGATGGCGAAGATGATGGAGAAGACTCTGAAGAGGAATATGATGGAAGTCTTGACTCTTTCCAACCGAGAACTCTTACCAATGGCGCTATGACTTATGAGTTATCTCACGATGATATCAGATGGTCTCTGTATAATCTGCTTGATGCTTATGCCGATGAAGATAATGAATGGTATCACATTGATGCGGTGTTTGATAATCATTTTATTTATTCTAATTGGCTTGGAGATAAAATCTTTGGACAGAATTATACAAAGAATGGCGATGTCGTTGCGTTTGATGGCGACCGTTATAAGATGTATCTCGAATATCTCAATCAGGAGCAGTATGATGCTCTTCAAAACATGAGGCAGACCTACTCTTCTATTCAGACTGAACTTAATGAATATAAAGAGAAGGAACTGAATACACTTCGTAATGAGGTAATCTCTGACGCTTCATATGCTCAGTTCTTAAATGAGCCTGAGTTTAAGGATATTACATCCAATATTGATAATTACTCTGTTGATGAACTTAGAAATGCTTGTGATATTGCATTTGCTAAGTGCGTTAAGAGAGTTGGAAATTATTCCAAGAGCGAACCTGATAAGCCGGAACACAAAGATGTTGCGCTTTTTGCTTTTGGAAATACAGAACATAAGTCTGACTTTTTAGAAGGACTGCTTAAATTAAAGAGATAATAAACTATTATTCGTAAAGGAGGAATTTATTATGGCATTTGTAGATGCTACCGCCCAGGCAAAGGGCTTTAGAGGCTACTTTGAAAGCGCGAGGTTAAAGGCAGTAGATGTTGGTCGTATTCACGACACACTTGTCGAAGGAACTGTTGACGGAGAAGTAGTACCTATTCAGGTAGACAATGGTGTACCTGTAAAGATTGGTGATTTTACTGGTGAGGATCTTCAGCAGATTCATGCAACTATCGCTGGTGTTGGCGATAAGATTGCTGTTGTAGGTACTGATCCTGTTGTTAAGAATGCAGCTTCTAAAGCTGGTGAAGCACCGATTTATTTCACTAATCCTGCTGGCAAGCTGTCCAGATCTTATGAAATCCTGAATGATTCTCAGGAGATTTTTGCTGTTGCAAGTTATCAGTTTACTGCTGCTTCACAGGCAAACATTAAGAAAGGTGCATACGTTGTTACTGATGGTAATGGTATGTGGGTTGCACAGGCAGCTGCTCCTGGTAACACATATGGCTTCATCGGCAAGGTGCATAGCCTTGTTCCTGATACTGTTGGCAACTTTACACTTGTTCGTATCCAGTGTGTACAGAACATTCAGAAATAATGAAAGGGGGAAAATGGAATGCCTAAGTTTTTAAATTTTTCTAATAATGTAATTAAGTCTTTTAACAATGAAGAGAAGAATTATTTAGTATTTGCTACTCTTATGACAAACACTGCTAACGGTGTTTATACTGAGTATAGCAAGGAAGAAGCTAATGAGATTATCAGAAATCAGTTTGATAAGATTCTTGGTATTGATTCCAAGACCGCTTCTCAGAAGGAGTTTAGACAGGCTTGGAGAATGCATGGCATCGAGATTAACGCCCTCGTTGAGAATATTCTGGTTGACAGAATGACATCTGGATGGACAAGCGAGAATGCTTTCTTTGAGAGATATGTTGAACAGATTAATACTGGCGCTGGAGATATGAACGAGTTTGTTGTAGAAGACAATTCTCTGCTTCAGGTATCCAAGTTTGCCGGTTCTCATCATGACATTGAATATGACAGTGTCCGTGTAGCGTGAGCTGCATGTTAAAATACGCATTTAATTGCTGGAAAGCCCTAAAGCCAATTAAACCACAACATAAGGATGAAATAAGCCTAAGTGTGATGGTCACGAAAGTAGAAAAAATTAATTGGATGACATATGGTTAAATCCTAAGTGTTTTGACAATGGGTAATCAGCAACCAAGGCTCGAATAGAGCAAGGCTCAACGACTATTCCTTAGGTGAATATGAAGGATATTCACAATAGAAGTACGGCTCAAGTGAGTGGGTGAAATCCCCTTAAATGGAAATGGTGCGCCGTTATTTATATATGAACGTGAATTAAATAACGGAAAGATATAGTCTGCTCACAGGCGAAAGCTTGTGGGGTATTTTTATACCCAATTGGGAGTAACGACCCCAATTAAACATAAGGTGTCCGCCAGGCTCTTAAACCTGGTAAGAAGTTCACAATTGATACTGAATGGTATGCAATCAAGGTTTATGCTGAATTCCAGATGTTCATGCTTGGACGTACTGATTTCGCTGGTCTGATTGATAAGATGTATGAGGCTGTTGAAAGATATCGTAGAGATGCTCTTTACACTGCATTCACAACTATTGATGAGTCCCTGCCTACCGACATGATACTTGAGACTGCTATTTCCGAGGCAACCAAGGATGCAATTATCGACCACATCGAACTGGTTAAGTCTGTAACTGGCAAGGACGTTATTCTTGTCGGCGCTCGTGTTGCTGTTGGTAAGCTTCAGAGTACCGTTCCTTATGCTCTTTATTCTAATGAGATGAAAAATGAGCGTTATCATGAGGGCGGACTTGGCTTCTGGGAAGGCTATGACTGCTTCGGTATCGACAGAGTTAATAAGATTGGCACAAGAACTAATATTCTTGATAACACCAAGATTTATATTCTGCCGGTAGATGCAGATTTCAAGCCTATCAAGGATGTTATTTCTGGTGACGTTGAATTCCATCAGGATACAGACACATGGGCAAGAAAAGACCGCACAGTTGAAGCTTCTATCTACTATGAAGAGGGTATCGGTGTAGTAGTTAATCAGCTGTTCGGCGAGATTAAAATTGAAGGCTAATTGAGCAAAAGGAATAAAAGGAGAAAAAATATATGAAAATTAACGATTTATCAAAAGACCTTGGTGTAACAAACAAGGACGTAATTTCATATTTAAAATCAGAAGGATTTAAAGTATCTAGTCATAATCAGAACGCTACTGCGGAGATGGTTGAAAAGGCTACGGAGCATTTTTCTTCTATGGAAGTTATGAATAATGATGTTCCAGAAAATATTATGCCAAAGCCTGAAAAGCCAACTCCTGCAAAACAGACGAAACCAGTTCGCAAATTTGCGATGGATGAGTTTATTGTTTGCAGAAGTGTTACTCCGTGGAAGCTTGTACTCACTGGTGTAGATAAAAATATTGTTTACACTTGGGATTATTTTGGTGCGGAGGAAATGGTTATGTATCGTGACCTTCAGGCATGGCGCAAGAAAGAAATCATTACTGCTCCGAAGATTATCATTGAAGATGCAGACTTGCGCGAAGCTTGGCGACAAGATATGTCAGATACTTATAAAGCCCTTATTAATGTTGAATACCCAGAGGAATTATTTGATTTATCTGATGCAAAGTTTGAAGCTTTGCTTAAAAACGCAAGCCCTGTTATTAGAGAAATCATTAAGTCCACTGCTATCTCAATGATTCGTGCGGAGAACTATCCTTCTCTCGCTAAAATCATTAAGATTGATGAGGTATTTGGCACGGCCCTTCAGGACTTTTTGTCTAACAACTAATTAATATTGGATGTGATGACATGGAATACGAAGAGATTTATGATCGCTTTTTGTCTAGGGCTAAAGATAAAAAATTAGCAAGTTTATCGGACAGAGATTATTCGGAAATCATGTCGGATTATCTTCATAACAGTTTTGGGCAGCCGTATGTCAGACGCATTTTTGAATCATTTGAGTTTGATGACGATGCCGAGGAATTAACATATGAACTAAAAACGCCTATCGACAGTGCTTCCGATGACGAATTTGTTATCGGAGTTCTGTCACAGGCGATGGTTATTGAGTGGATGTCGAATAATCTTGATGCAGATTTGTATCTTGCGTTGGCTATCGGCGGCAAGGAAGAGAAAATGCTGAAGAACGACTTAAAGGTTAATTATAGCCGGATTGATTATCTGAAGAAAGAACTTCAGAGGTACATCAGAAATCACGGCTATTATAATGGAACTTATACCTAGTTTGGTGATGGCGATGAAGACCAGATATGGAAACTTTACCACTAATCAAATTAAGGAAGTTAAGAAGTCTTTAAGGAGTTCTATATTTTTTGTACTTCTTTGTATTGACCCAGCCACGGCGCATGAGCATTCTGAGATAGATGTCAATAAACTGTTTGATAATTTGCTTTATAAATTAGACGGGTTAAATGAGCTTCTGATGCATCAGAAAGAACTCGTCAATGTTATGAGTCTTCTACAGGAAGCAAAGCTTCAATATAACCAAGATGATTTTGACTTCGGCGTTTGTAGAAAACTCATTTTAGATGCAGGATCTGAAGTATTAAAGCTTAAAGAGGGTGATGAGGATGCCCTCTAGAGATGTAGCACGAAGGTATCTGGGTACTGTCATGACTATTGGCGAACAACTGAAACAGATGTCTGACGATGTTATGCAGGATACTTTCTATAATGACATTCAGACTCGGAAGTGTTATTTATATGATATTTATCATGATAACCGCCCCAATCTCTGTAATGATATTGATGGCTATGATGAGGACGATTGCCAAAAGAAAGCAGTTGACTGCAAGTTTATTGTCAAGAGTTATAAGTCAGTTGCTAACGATGACCCAGAATATCATATTCAGTTTATGCCAGAAGATTGGAATTCACATGCGTGTGTTCCAGATTGGTGGAATTCTGATGATTCTGTAATGAAATATAAAGAACTAGGAATTCGATTTCCTGTAGGGCTTTATATTGATATCCCAGATGACCGTGGTGTTTATAATCGATGGCTTATTGTATACGATGAAGTTGGCAATCAATTTGTTAAGTGTGGCGTGTTGAGATGTAATCATCGTTTACAGTGGGTAACAGATAGAAGAAATACTCGCTATGTGCGGGAACAATGGTGTGTTGAGAAAACCCAGAACAGCTATAATTCCGGAATTTACAGTTATAATAAGTTTACTGTTGAGGAGAATCAAAGTAAAATTTGGCTTCCTTGGAATTATATCTCAGCAGAGCTGTATTATAATCAACGCATTATTTTATCTATGCCTATTGATGAGCCATTAACTTGGCAGATATCTAAAATTGAGAACACGATACCTCGTGGCATTCAGTATGTAACTCTTTATCAGGATAAGTTTAATCAGCATACGGATAAAGTATGGTATCCCAAGGACGAGGGCAATCCTCTTCCTGGTCAATATACTATGCTTGCTGATTATTATGAAGTTCCGGATAAACCGGTTACAGACGACTCCAAGCCAATTTCAGACACTACGCTTACACTCTCCTGTGGCTCTACACATATTTATGTTGGAGCAAGCAAAATTGTAACGGCAACGTGTACGAATGGCGATGAGGATGTTTCTGCTAATATGTCTTATACATGGTCGTATGAGATTGATGGCGCAGATGCATCAGCTTTAATCAAAGAAACTGCGGTGGAGAAATCCAATAAAATTAAGATTACATTTGTCGGCGATGAAGAATATTCATTTAAGGAATTGATCGTTAAATGTGAAGCTACAGATGGCGATGGAAATACTTTAACTGATAATCTTCGTATTGGAATTATGGTATAGCGGAGGTGATGTAGATGGATGAGAAAATAGCCGAGGCTTTACACTTTAAGAAAATATATGAAAATGATGATATTTTCTATAAAGAGAAAATCAAGCGTAAGTTATTGAATAACAAATACATCATTCACTTCCTTAATAATGACGCTTTGGATGA